GGGTTTAGAGGCAAGCACTATCTCGCTTGACTTCCTATCCGACACAGCGGCAGCTAACGTAAACGCAACTTTGCAGGCAGCGTGGGGTACGACTGTACCAATCACACTTAAGCAGACAAGCGCGGCAACATCTGCAACTAACCCTCTATACAGCACAACAATCTTGGTAAATAACACTACCGATATTAATGGCGCTGTTGCAGACATTGCTACTCAGTCAATTACCTTTACCTGCAACTCTGCAATCGTAATTACTACTTCCTGATAAAAAAGAAAAGGGGCTAACAAATGGCACGACTCAAAATAACAAGGGCTACTGGCGAAGTAACCGAGCACCAAATATCGCCAAGAATTGAGTATGCCTTTGAACTTTATGCAAAAAAAGGTTTTCACAAAGCCTTTAGAGATGACGAGAAGCAATCAGATGTGTACTGGTTAGCGTGGGAGTGCTTACGCACAAGCGGCGAAACAGTACCGATGTTTGGGGCAGAGTTTTTAGATACCTTGGCTAAGGTCGAGGTACTGGACGATCTGCCTTTAGCTTAGGGCGCGACACAATAACTTATGCGATAGCACAACTATCGGTGAGATTACAGGTCGCGCCTCAAGCGATACTCGATCTTGATACAGAGATGTTTAAGATGTTAGTGAAAGTGCTTAACGATCAAACTAAGGAGTTAGACAATGCCAACAGAAATAAAAGGCGCCGTTGAACTCCGCTTGGCTTTACGTAAGTTTGCTCCTGACCTTTCTAAGGAAACACAGAAAGAGATGGCGGTAGCCTTAAAAAGCGTAACTGTCGTTGCTAAAGGTTTCGTACCCTCTGATGCTCAAGTGCTCTCTAACTGGTCTAAGCCAATATCCTCAGAGACTCTTAATTACCGTCCCTTCCCTCGCTTTAGCGCATTTGAGGCTAAACGCGGTATTGGATATAAAACAACTCCATCTAAACCTAATCGCTCGGGCTTTGTTGCTTTGGCACGATTGGTAAACTCATCTGCCTCAGGTGCGATTTATGAAACAGCCGGGCGCAAAAACCCACAAGGCAGACCACAAGCCGAAACAGTTACAGGAACAAACCCAAACCCTAGATACGCTGCTTACTATGGTAAAAAGTTTAAGAGTCCTAATAAAGGCCAAGGATCTAGTTTTAATCCAAACGCCGGACAACAGTTTATTGAAAACTTAAACTCAAACGGAAAACTAACTAATGCTCGACCTGTTGGGTTAAGAGGTAGGCCTACTAGTAAACAAACTGGCCGCCTAATCTTTAGAGCTTGGGCCGAGGATAACGGTAGGGCTAACGAGGCCATTATTAAGGCTATAGAAAACTCAGCTATTAAGTTTGACGAGACTATGAGAAAGGCCGGCTAATGGCATCTGACATAGTTATAAATATAGCCAGCCAATTCACAGGTAAAAAAGCCTTTAAGCAAGCAGACACGGCTACAGAAAAACTCAACAAAAGCGTTAAGAAGTTAGCAAGTGCTATAGGCCTTGCATACGGCACTACAGCCGTTATTGCTTTTGGTAAGGCATCTGTTAGAGCTGCTGCAGCCGATCAAAAGGCTCAGCAACAGTTAGCCCTAGCTCTTAAGAACGTAGGCCTTGGCCGAGATGCTGCATCTAGCGAGGCGTACATACAGCGCTTACAGTCTGAGTTTGGAATAGTCGATGACAAGCTACGCCCTGCCTATCAGACCCTAGCGGTAGCAACCCGGGACACGGAGCAATCGCAGAAACTACTTAACCTTGCTTTAGATATAAGCGCCTCAACAGGTAAAGACTTATCAAGCGTAACCGGGGCCTTAAGTAAGGCTTTCCTTGGTAATAATACGGCCCTATCTAAATTGGGCGTAGGTATCTCTAAGGCAGACCTAAAGGCTAAATCTTTTGACGATGTAGTAGGGCAACTCACTACAACTTTTGCTGGGTCTGCAACGGCTGCAGCTAATACCTTTCAAGGCTCTATCGATAAGTTAGGCGTGGCCTCATCTAACGTCAAGGAGATTATTGGTACTGGCCTGATCGATGCCCTTAAAAACTTAGGTCAAGATACAAGCATCTCAGAGCTTGCTACCAATATGGAAAAGACGGCGACATACCTTGCAGATGTTATTAGAGGCGTAGGCGCTCTCTCTAGCAAGCTAAAAGATATACCTGTACTCGGTGGCCTCAACGTAGGCATGATCCCAATCGTAGGCTCATATATTGAATTGTTACGTAAGGCTGGGACAAAGACGGCAGAACTAACCTCAGCCGATAACGCTCACTTACAGTCATTACAGAGTGCTTACAAGATTGGTACTAAGACCCTTACTAACTCCAAGGCTCTTACAAAAGAGACTACGGCACAACTCAAGGCAGCCAAACTAAAAAATGCAGTAGACAAGGCTAACGCTGCTTTAGGCGCCGGGGCCGATGTTTTTGATATGGATCAGATCCAACTTAACGCAGCTCTTATTAATCAGGCCCAGCAATTAGGTAACACTACAAACGCTGCTCAGATTTTGGCTATCTCTAACGATATTGCTCGACTCAACGTTAAGCGCTCGATGTATGAGCTGGAGCAAGCTATAGCCTCAGGCGATATTGCAGCTATAGAAACAGCAACCTCTAAACTTAATGCAGACCTTAAAATACTAGGGGCCTTGACAGGACAAAAAGAAACCTTAGCCACCATTAAATCAATCTTAGATAGCCTCTTACCTAAAGACTTAATTAACCTGCAAAACCTCAGAGACGCTATCGCTCTACTTAATCAGATAAATACACCGGGCGCCGGAGGCGGAAACAATAACGGCGGAGGGTTTGTACAGACACCAAACGGAATATCACCGACTACAGCCCCTCGCAGTATTGCCGATATTAATGCGGCTACTGAGGCTTTAGGTGGAGTGCCTACTTTCATAGGCCCGGGCGGTATTGAGATCACACCCGATACAGGGATGCTTAGCGGTATCAGTCCCGGAGGCCGAGAGTTTAACTTTAGCGTTACCGTAAATGCAGGTATTGGTGATCCAAACGCTATAGCCGAGGCAGTTAATCAGGTTATCCAAGATGCAGTAGATCGTGGCACGTTAAGAGGCGGAGCCTACTAATGACGGCGTGGGTACCTGAGTGGCGCATTACTGTCGGAGATGACGTTTATACAACTGTTACATCTACAAGCCTTACTACAGGCCGTACAGACATAGACAGACAACCTAACGCCGGATACTCACGTGTTGAGATTATCAATACAACAGGTGCAGCCTTTACTATCGATGTAGGCGATGCTGTGTTACTAGAATTAAAAAACTCAGCTGGTACTTATGTACCTGTTTTTGGTGGGGCTGTTACAGACTTTACTATTGGAGTGCGTAGCCCTGAGGAAACAGGATACGTAACCTATGGGACCGTATTAGCTATTGGTAGCCTTGCTCGCCTTGCCAAGTACATTTATACAGCTGCCCTTGCCGAGGGCTTAGACGGCGCTCAGATAGCAACTATCTTAGGTGAGGCTCTTGACCTGTCATGGGCTGAGGTAACTCCTACTCTTACATGGGCTACTTATCCTCCGCTTGTTACATGGGAGGATGCTGAGAGTTACGTAGGTACTGTAGATAGCGGCGTGTACACGATGATTGCTACAACGGCCGAGGATGTAAAGGCTGAGAACTTAGCCGACCAAATAGCAACAAGTGCGCTAGGCCAACTCTACGAGGAGAAAGGTACAGGCAACGTCAATTATGACGATGCAGACCATAGAGAGAATTACCTTAATACTTACGGCTATACCTCGATAGATGGCAGCTATGCCACCCCAGCTAGTGTCAGGTCATTAACACAGGTAGCAAAGATACGTAACAGCCTTATCTACAAGTACGGCGCCTCTTACGGCTCGACTTACTCAACAAGTGATGCCGACTCAATCGCTACCTATGGCAGATATGAGTACCGGGTAGAGAGCAATATTAAAACGCTCGCCAATATAACGGCGGTAGGCACAAGAGAGATACAGCTACGAGCTGTCCCCTATGCTCAGTTTGCCTCAATTACTTTTAGACTAGATAACGCCGACATGCCTAGCGCTACACGTAACACAATTATTAATACTTTTTTTGGGCAGCCTATTGAGATTACTAATCTGCCGAGCAATATGTTTGGCGGTACTTTTAAGGGCTTTGTAGAGGGTTATAGTTTGAGCTCTACTCCTACTTATGTTGATCTAACTCTTACCTTGTCTCCGGCTAAGTTTAGTCTGCCTGTTGATCTAGGCGATTACGCACTAGCTGAAACTTACACAGCCGATGCAACCTACACGGTACCAAGTGGTGTTACTCAGTTATCTGTATTCCTCAAGGGTAAAGGTGGCAACGGTGCCAACGGCGCTTTCTCAGGAACTAATGGAGGTGCTGGTGGAGGCGGAGGCGGCGGCGGAGGTGCTGGGGCTTTTTGGAATTATGACGTAATAGCAGGACAAACTTACGCAGTCGCTTTTAATACAGGATCTACTAATCGTGTCTCTTTTGGCTCGCTTATGTCTATTTCACCGGGCGCCGATGGTTCAGGATCTACCCCGGGCTCTAGTGGCGGATTGTTCTCTGTAGATCCATCTATAGTTTTTTATGATGCCGAAACTGGCACACCGGCAGGAGCAGGTGGATCGCAAAGAACAACTAACGGTAATGGGTTTCCGGGATCTAACTCATCAGGTAACGGATCTTTATTAACTGTGCCGAGTAATTTAGGACTACCTCAAACTATTAGAGCTGGTGGAGGCGGCGGAGGCGGTGGTGGTGGAGCTCGAGATGCAACAGGAATTGGATTTAGAAACGGAGGCATTGCCGGATCAGGTGGCGCCTTGGACGGCAACAATGGCGGCGGATCAGGTGGCGCAGCTTTACAAGATTTTAATCTTGATGGAGCTTCAGGCGGCTCAGGTGTTTTAGGTAATGGTGGAGGCGGCGGAGGCGGCGGTGCTTATCAATTATCTTATGGTTTAGGCACAGGCGGTACAGGTTCAAGCGGTACAGGTGCAGTCGTATATATTTACACACGATAAGAAAAGAGGATAACTATGGCAACGAGTACGAACTACGGCTGGTCAGAGCCGGATAACACGAGCCTTGTTAAAGATGGCGCACTTGCTATCCGCACACTAGGCGATGCCATTGACACTTCATTGTGGAATAGCGGCTATGGTCAAGCGGGCAAGAATAAAATCATCAATGGGGCTGCAGAAATTTGGCAAAGAGGAACAAGCGCAGCGGCGACGCTTAACTATTTATGTGACAGATTTCAGTTTAATCGTACTGGGGGCGTGGCTGGTTCAACTGTTAGCCGCAGTACAGATGTACCAACTGGTTTTCAATACTCAATAAAAAATCAAAGAGATAACGGAAATACTTTAACTGGTGCTTTAGACGGCTATTACTCTATTGAAACTGCAAACAGTTTGCCATTGGCTGGTCAAACAGTAACTTTATCTTTTTATGGAAAAAAAGGCGCAAACTATTCGGGCGGTAATTTTAGTTTGGAATTACGAAATGGAACTGGAACAGATCAAGCCTATTATGCTTACACTGGTTCAAATCAAATTGCCATAAGTACTAGTATCGCATTAACTACTTCTTGGGCTAGGTACTCAATTACTGGAACAGTGCCAGCAAACGCAACGGAAATTGCATTTAAAACTTCTTGGTCACCAACTGGAACTGCTGGTGCAGATGACGCAGTTTATTTGACTGGCTTTCAACTTGAGGTTGGGTCAAAAATGACCCCTTTCCAAACTGCAAGCGGTGGCAGTATTCAAGGCGAATTGGCTATGTGCCAAAGGTACTACTGGCGTGGAGTGTGTCAATTTTCCTATTCAAATTTTGGAACTGGTTTTGGCACTTCAGCCACTACAGCACAATTTCAAACTGCTCTACCAGTAACAATGCGACTTGGAAGCCCGGTACTTGATTACAGCACTCTTGCTGCTTATGACGGCACTACTGTTACGGCTTTTACTACAGTTATTTTGACAGGTAGCCAAACTTCAGGAGATATTTTAGCGGTTACTGGAACTGCTGCTTCAGGATTAACTAATTTCCGTCCGTATGTTTTACTAGCCAACAACAATGCCGCTGCCTATATTGGTGTAAGTCAGGAGTTATAAAAATGGATAAGGTTATTTTTATTGAAGTTGAAACAATTAGTGGCGTTGAGACACACGCAATAATTGACCACGGCAACGAACAATTTACATCAATGCTCAAATCAACCTATGAAGCGCAGCAAGCGGAACAATCCACACCGAGCGTTACCAATGGAGACTAGCTACAACGGCTACCCGGCATCTAAAGATCCGGCCGAGATAAAAATAAAGTCCTACCCTGTAAGGGGTACGGATCGTAAGCTAAGGTGCGCCGAGAGTGTTGGGCCTCTCTTGGCCGCCTTTGCTGCCGAGTTTCACGAGCTGATCGAGCCAATCGATGAGGGTACCTTTGATGATTGGGGCTATGCCTACAGGATGGTCAGAGGTAATCCGACAAAGCTATCGTGTCACTCATCCGGCACAGCCATAGACCTAAACGCTACAAAGCATCCGCTTGGTAAGGCTGGCACTTTCCCGGCTGAAAAGATACCTATGATCCGGGCCTTGGCTAAAAAGTACGGCCTTAAATTTGGCGGCGATTTTAAGACTAGGCCGGATGACATGCACTTTGAGGTAGAGGTGACACCGACTAAGGCTAAGGCTTTAATTGAGAG